GAAGTTGCAGGATAAGCCAGTATATCTTGTGTCGCTGTAAACGACATTGTATAATTCCCATATGCTACATTTGCGGGAATTATCAATATTGCATACTTGGCTTGTTTTGTCAAGGTAGCACCAGAAATTGTAGTACTACCCTCACTAAAACCCAAGCTATCTAGTCTCGAATTTATATCATCAACCGCAGTTTCTCTTTCCGTTGCTTCATCTGTACTATTTATTATATCACAAATTTGCTCACTTTCAGTAACTCCACTTGTAGTATTTTTTAAATGGTATAAACCTAGATATGCTTTACCGCTTGGAGTGCTTTTCAAATCATCGCTAGTCGGCACTGTGGGATATGCGTTTGGCAATTCCAACTTCTTAATTGTCGCTTTTCCACCGAGTGTAAGCTCTCCGCTAGTCTCAGTCGACCCCAAATCAATTTCCACATAAACAGTGGTGTACCATTGTGTGCTTCCGCTTGCGACTGTTAACGATAACACATCTGTTCCGTTTAGCAATACTTGTCGACCTTGGATTACGCAAGTCCCACTTTTAACTGTGACTTGGTTTAATGTTCCCAAATCCAACGCACACTCGTTCCCCACATTTTTAATTATACCACTTCTTCCCCCAAATGCAAAATCAAAAGCGATACAATCTTGATATGCTGTTACACTCCTACCATCTCCGTATACTAATGTTGCCATTTTCTCTCCTTAAATAATTTGAATTAAATCAACTGGTTTATAACCAATTGTCACTGTTCGCTCGCCTTTTTGGTTCTCAGAAATCTCCCCAATCGGCAAAGTCTTATACAACGCATTGTTGTAATAAATCTCCAAATCTGTTCCAAAATCGATATCGTATAATCTATCATCGGAAGTTAAACTTAGTGCGATTGCTTCTTGGTTTCTATTATCTGCCAATTCCATAACCGCATCATATCTTGCTTCTTCAAATTCGCTATTCGTAAATATCATTGTGCTTGCTGGAAATAAATCTTGTAATGAACTTGTCATTGTTATTGTCCCATCTTTTAGCAAATACCACTTTTCAGTTGTAATAAAATCTTCCGATGATGCAACCGCAACATTCGTTGATGGTTTAGACTTCCCAAAATCAATAACCCCATAATCTTCTAGTATCACTTTTCCAGTAGTTAAGTTGTTGTTTTTGACAGTGAAATTCAATGTGCTAGTCTTTATATCAATACTGCTCTCCAAATACAACTCATAAAATGCTAACCCTTTTTTGAATAAATCTAAAACATTATAAACCGCTTTTTCAGTTGGCATATACAAACTTTCGGTTGTTGTGAAATCCGTTGTAAATGTAATGTTGTCAAATCCGCTAAATACATAATTTTCCCACGATGCAAATATTAATTCAAAATACCCTTGAACAGTTGCCACTGTTTGTGTGAAATCAATAACCACTTCGGTGTTGAATACCGCTTTCAAATCTCTTGCAATTACACTACTTTTATTGTCGGTATTTCGTGTCACAATCGGTGCTAGGCAATCATAATACTTTTGACCTGTGTTTTCTCGCACAACCGCAAACATTGGTTCTACACTCAAATCTATCGGCTCGCAAGTGCAAGTGAATGTATTTAAATCATAACTCCGCCTCGCTAATGAATACTTTTCAATATTCAAAGAACTATTATCGTTTATTGCGTTAAAATCTTTGTCATAAAAAGTTATAAACATATTTTCTCCTAAAGCATATACTTACGATAACTCGCTTTCAAACTACCAGTTTTGTTGCTAACAATGGCGGCGGATATTTCGCTAGTTTCGTTTGCCTCTGCATAAATAAAACTGTCTTTGCTGGCATCTAATAAATTGTATCCATCTTGCTCGCTAACTCCATCATAGTATATGATTTTTCGTGTTACTGCATTTATTATTATATAGTCCCCATCTAATAATGTCAAATTCGGAAACGATACAGTTTGATATGCGGTATCTTCACCACTAATTTTTATACTGCAATAAACATCGCCCATCGCACCGGATAATTTTACAATAAGCGGTATCGGTTGGATATATTCGTTTGTGATTGAATTGTTACTAATAACACCAATCCCATAAGTGTATGGATATGTATATGGATATGTCTTGCTGCTCACACTTGGATAAAGTTCTATTTCGTTTACTACACTTTGAAAGAACGGACTCCGCATTTTTATAGTTATCGGAACTGACAAAAACTTATACTCCGTTTTTTCCGTTATATCAAAATCCGTTACCGTGCAATCCGCATAATAAACTCCGCTATCATTTGTCCACTCTAATGCGGTTCTTTTATTCATTCTATACGATATCCACCTGCTCAATGCTCTTGCTTTTGCGTACTGGTTAACTTTCGCATAATTTAATTGCAATTTAACAGTCTTTAACGATTGTGTTGCTTTTACCAATATTTCCTCAATATCTGTTTGAATTGTGCTAGTTGTTATTGAAAACCCAAACCCACTTGGATTGGTGATTAACTCTAACGCATATCGACTTGTAACCTCATCAAAACTATCTAATTCTACTAATGCAAAACTGTTCATCTTTTCTCCTTATTGATATGCCAATTTTCTATTAACCAATTCTTTATTTATCGCATCCGCTAATTCCGAAACATCATAGTCTAAATTCCCAGTTGCTGTAAATGCGATGTTTATTTCAGTAGTGCTATTGTCATATGTTGTTTCAGTAGTACCAGTTGTTCCTGTAGTTTGTGCAGCCGAAGAGTAATCGGTAGTATCTACACCAGCACTTGTTCCAATGCTTGCAACTGATATGTCATCTTCTTCAGGTAGTATTTCCGCTCTCGCTGCGTTTATTGCTGCAACACCTGCAACAACACCAGCTGCGATTGCTCCTACTGCTAATCCCAATGACCAACTCGCGTGAAATACTAACATTGCCGCCGCCGCAACTAATGCTGCTAATGCTAATGATTTCAATATCTTTTCAAGTGTTGACATATCTTTCCAGTTTGTTATCAAATCAACACCCAAAGCCAATGCCCCAACTATTGCACCCAGCCCTAATGATGCTTTCCAACTCGCCACTTTTAACTTTGATATTAACGGAATTAAAACTGCTATTCCTTGACTAACTTTTCCAATAACAATTAACAACGGACTTAGTGCCGCTATCATTGCCAACACCACTACTACAGTCTTTTTCATCTCTGGGCTTAAATTATCAAACCATTCAGTCAACCTTTCAATTAACGGAATTATGTCATTTTTGAGTATATCTGCGAATATTTCTAAAACTGGTATTAACGCAACTCCTAGTTGTAACTTTGCTTGCTCAAATTGTGAAGTGATAATATTCATTGCCTCATCGAATTCAGCCGCATTCGTTACTTGCTCTTCGGTTAAATATCCAATCTGTTCAAACTCATCTGCCCAGCTAGATATCGCTTCTTCACCTGCCGCCAATAATGGTAGCATATCCGTTGCAACTTTATCGCCGAATAAATCAACGGCTAAATTGTATTGGAGTGTACTATCTGTAACATTCGATAGTGCTTTTATCGTGCCATTAAACGCATCATCGGTACTTTCAAAATCGCTCATCTGTACCTCTAACTCGCTAAGTGCTTCAGTTTGTGCATTCACTTCGCCACGCATTTGTGAGCCTAACGCATCTCTAACTTTATTTACACTCTTGTATAGCTTCTCTGAAGATACATCACCTTGTAGTGCTACATAGTTCCATCTTTGAATTGATGTTGTTGACAAATCGTATTGGTCGGACATTGTGTTGATATCATCGCCAGCTGTTACCGCTTCTTGCGCGAGTGCAGCCATTCCTACAACTGCCGCCGCCGCAACCACACTAACTGCCTTTAATGAATTCCCCAACTTTTCAGTTTTAGTTCCAAAATCGGTGAAAGCCTTTGTTGTGTTTTCTAATTTTATTTCATCTAATTGCTCTAATTGTGCTTTTAGGCTAAGTGCTTTCGTTTCAGTTTTCGCCAAAGTCGTTTGTAAATCTTCGTAACCTTGCGTGTCAACTCCGCCAGTCTTTTCCAAATATTCAAGCTGTTCACGAATAGCCTTAGCTTCATCTTCAGTTTTCGCTAAAGCTTGTTGTGCTTTCTTTTGTGCTTGAACAAATCTAGTCTCATCAAATTCTAACTTCAACCCATTTTGCAAATAAGTAGCTTCTTTTTGTGTTGACTTTATTTCCTTGTCTACTTTTTTGAGTGCCTTTGTAAAATCGGAAGTATCCGCTCCTATTTTAATTGTTGTGCTTTTTGCCATTATTCAACACCTTTTTCAACTCTATTTTTAATAATCGAAATTACTTTGTTTTCATTTTCGGCGAAAGTACTGCGGACAAACGGCTTGCCATTCTTTGAATACTCTAATAAATTCACAATTGGTATTCCATCTTTAGCCGTTGAAGTATTAAAAACATATCTAACACCTCTATATTTCCGCTCAACTTTCCATTTTTTATTTGTACCTACTGAATTTACAGTACGGATAGGTGTTGCTTGTTCTAGTTTTTCTTTCATAAAAGTTGCCGCTTCATCTAACCCTGCTTCTTTGGCTTCAATTAAATCATCTGCCACACTTGTTAAATACTCTCTTAACGCAGTTCCAATTTCGTATAGTGTAACTTTACTTTTAACTTTTGACATCTGCAACACCTCCCTTTTTTATAAACTGTTAAAATCGTTTGCGTTCGCTTTTCTTACCGAACTTATTCCCATTTCTTGCATTCTCTTTTGTCTGTCATATTCTTTTTTCTTCTTAACATTGTCAATTCTAAATGAGTATATTAAACTCAACAAATCTATTATATGCAAACCTTTCCAATCAATCCCAAAAGTTGCACACTCTTTAATCAACCTTAAACTTGTCGGCATCAAGAACTTTGGCTTCTTCCCACTATCAATATCTTTATAGGATTCAATCAATAATTCTCGATGCTTTGCTAGTTTTTTTCGCTCGAACTTCCTAAAATTATTTCAAACGCATTCTTAAACGCATCTGTTAACTTCTCTACATAATCCGCTTGCGTTAAATCAAACATCTCCAAAAATTCAATGAACGATATATTTGTATCTAAATAACAATAGATTGTTTTTAACTTGCTAATAATTACCGCACTTGAAACTTTTTTATTTTTGCTAATTCTTTCCGTATAACTTTCTAAATCTTCTTTTTCTGCATTTACAGGGAATTTCTGCTCCCATCTCATTTGTGCAACTAGCGACATATCTAATAGCATTGGTTGCTCGCCATATTCAACTACTCGCTTGCCATCTTCAATTATGTCACTTTTAACTATCGGAATTTTTATTTCAATCTTTGACATTCTTTACTCCTCTTTTAATTTATGCTGGCATTTTTGGAACTGGTACACTAGCTAAGAATGTATCGTATCCATCATCAGTTGGCATCTTGCTATACGACCAAACATATTTAGTCAATCCATTTTCATCTACATAATCGGTAACACCATCAGCTGCTTTTAATTTTACACCTTTAATTGTTATCGGATAATCAACTGTGCTTTCGTTTATTTCTTCCGTATTCTGTGCTAAACTTTCAGTTGGTCGACTTGTTTGAACTCCGAAAAACCATATCTTCTTAGCTTTTGTAACTCCATCAATTATCGCATAAACCTCTAACCCAATCGGATGGCTTACTGTGCTTAACATCTCAACTTCCGAAACACCACCATCAATATTCTGTGCCATTCCCAATGCTACTTCGTACTCGATATCCCTTGCCATTAATCCCAAAGTTCCTGTAAACCCTTTATCATTTGGTGCGGAATATTGCAATTCGCCATCGCCATATAATTCTTTTAAACTCGAATTGCTGTCCTTGCTAAAATTCGTTAAATAATTCAAATCATAGACAGTATCATCAATAGCATATACTCCATTTTTACAATTGAATACAGCTAAATTTTTTCCAGTTTTTGACATATTTCATTTCTCCTTTTTATAATATATATTTGATACTTAAACTCCAAGTGTATTGCGTGTTTTTTTCACTATCACTATATCCAAAATTTACTGCGATGTATGGCACTTCTTGTTCTTCCAATAATTCGGTAACTAATTTCTTATTAACATTATGAATATCGCTAGTACTATCTGCTATACCTTTCGTAACAAGAATTATATCACAATCGCTTTCTCTAATTTTCGCAGTACCATCGCCATACATTCTTCCGACATTGCTCATATCGCTTCTTAATAATAAATAGCTTGTTGGAATATCGTTTTCATCTTCCGCCATTGTTTCTTTGTAAATTTCCAAAGTATCGCTTTGCAAACTCTTTACGATATCCCACATTACTAACACTGGTTCTTTATTATATATTTGCATTTTTCCAATCCTCAATAGCTGTCTTTATTTCTTCATCATCGACTGCTTCAACATTTAATAACATTTTAGTCGCTAGTTTAGCTTTTGAAATATTCTTAACTTCAAATAAATTATCTTCTAATAATAAATATCTTTCGTTGTCATAATTTATCCTATTAATTGAAATGCTATACGATAAATTGAACCCTAACGATTGCCCATATTGTGCAGTGTTAATTCCAACTAATTCTACATTGTTAATTAGTATCTTACCATTTACCACAGTCTTAACTCGGTCGCCAGTTTCGGTATCTAAAACATTCCCAATATCTGCTAATATATATAATTTGTTACCAGTTATCATTCTTCTTCCACCCTTTCGCCTTTAGTCATTGTTGATAACTTATTTCGCAATAATAACAGTGATGGATTTGTCGCTATGTCTTTATCGTTCATCAACAATTGTGCGTATAACACTGTGGTTAATTTACCAGTTTCAGTTTCGATAATTGTATCCGAAATGTCATCGGTTATCAATTCATTTTTTGCCATATCCAAAAAGTTTTGATAATAACTATCCATATCGGTGCTTGTGCTTAAATCGCCTATTGAACTTCTAAACATTGTCAACAAATCCATACCCTATCTCCTTTTATACTGTTGCTTCGATTGTAACTATTACAAATCCGTTTGGAACAATTACATTTCCACCAGCTGTTACTGTTCCCAAAATAGTATCTAGTCCTTCTGCAAATTTATAATCTTCCGATACACGCACTTCATAATTTCCAAATAGTGCAAGTTCATAATTTAGAGGTGAACCATAAATCATAGTTTGAATTGCAGTTGATGTTTGTGCAGTTCCACTCAACGCAGTCAAGGTAGGCACTATACAATACGATACACTTAATCCGCCATCTTTGATAATACCAATATTAGGATTTGTTGAATTAGGAGTTATTTCGTATACACTCTTTTTCTCATTAGTTCCTCTAACATCACCAAATGCGATTAAGTCTGTTTTGTTTAAATAAAGAACTGCGTTACCTGGTACATTAGCATCTCCGCCATAATTCATTGCAATTGTTCTTAATGTCTTTTCGTTTATTGCACCCACTTTTGAAGTTGTACCTGTTGAAAAACCACTTGCTACTGCTCCCAGTGTACTATACATTGCCGCACTTGCATCATCAGTTGCTGTTTTTATTTTTGCAACAATGTCTTGTGCCATTTTAACTTTTAATCCAATCAATGCACTTTCTTGTACTTTCGCTGCATAATTTAACGGTGTAACTTTTCTAAATTCAGTTGATATATAACTAGTAACTCCAACTGTTGATGGTGATATAGTTACCGAACCAAATGTCGGGTCGGATGCAGTTTGTGCAACACCATCTGTTTTTGTGGTTGCACTAGAATGCGTTTTCATAAAACTTTCTTTAAAAGTTCCTGCACCAGTCATATCAATTGCTTTTACTTGGTCTAATATTGATATTTGCGTATTAAATGGGTCACCAATTCCATTTACTTTTGTCGCCTTTACAATCCCAGCACTTGCTAATAGTGTGCTTCTTATTTCTTCGTTCGGTATGCTTAATTTTCTCGTTTTTGCAAAGTTTGATATCATATCATCCCTTGTGCTTGTATCTGTGAATAAATTCTCGTCCATTTTTTGTTCTCCTTGTTTTTTGCTTCTTTCTTTAATCTCTTTCAATTCAGCTTCTCTCTTGCCAATCTCTTCGTTTAATTTTGTAATCTTTTCTTTCTCTTCGCTCATATCACTTTCAGAAATAGTGTCACGATGTTCCAATGCTAGTTGTTTTATTTTCTCTTTTCGGTCTTTCATCTCTTCTATTTCTAATTGTTTATTTCGAATTTCTTCAATTTCTTTTTGCATTACATTTCCTCCAATTCTTTCAATAATTTTTCTCGTTTTAATTTCATTTCCGCATCAGCTTTTTTTTGTTTTTCTAACAATTCCGCTTTGCGTTCTGCCATTTCTATTTCGCTTTTTCTATTAGCAACAACACTGGCTTCTTTGTATGCTGGGAATGGTGTTATTGTTATTTCTAGCAATTCATCAATTTTTGTAATTGTTCTAGTCATTGTGCTTTCGTTTATTTGGTCTTTACAATAAAATCCAAAACTCATTCCATCTACAATCCCAGTTTCTGTTAAATTATACCAATCTCTCGCTAATTGCGTATTCGGAAGTTCGCATTCAAAGAACAATCCAGTTTCATCAACTTCTACTCGCATATTCTTTCCAACTCTTCCTAGCAAATTGTCTGGATTATGTCCAACCAATAAATACACATCATCTAATTTTGTGTCATCTAATGCTATTGGTAAAATCGTTTCTTTAACTTCGCCATAACACCAATCCCAAACTGTTGTTTCGGTATTGAATAAAATCGGATAACCACGCAATGTTAATTTTTTTCCATCAGCCGTTGCTCGTATTTCGGTCTTAACATATTCACTTCGTTTGTTCATATCTACCTCCTTTTCATTATTTTCAAACCAATTATGGATTATATCTTGCCATCCGCTTTTGTCTTTTCTTTCAGTATCGTTTTGTAAATATTCTATACACTTTTCTTCGCTAGTATTCAACTCGATAAGTTCCGCACCATTTCTAATTAGTTTATTTATCGCATCATCTTTTTTAGTGGTTATTATATAAAAATTGTCTAGCATCTCAAAATCTTTTGAATTGTTTATAAGATATTCCCTTATACTAATTACTATATCGTGTTGATTTGCTTTCTCTATTTGTCTTTCACTATTAAATGTAACCGCACTTAAAATGCTATCATAATCATACACTATATCGTTTTCGGTTATATTACTTTTAACATAATTAGTTTTACCGCTGCAAGGAGAGCCATACACAATTCTAATCTTCATCTTCTTCAACTTCCTTTTCAGTTTCAACACCCTTTTGTGCTGCTTGGTATTCATCAACTTTATCAATGCTTATCGTGTCGGCTGTAACTCTGAACATTTTCCCATATCCATCTGGGATAGGAGCTAACCCAATCATCTCTCGCATCTCATCTAAATTCATAACACCTTGTCGACTTGCGACACTGAATAACGCAGTCTTTGCTTGTAATGTTGACACGGACAATCTAAAAGTATCAAACTCTATTTTGTTACCCACAAATATTTCTCTTTGTGTGAATAACTTTGCGGTGAACTCTTCTTCTATTTGCCTCGCTAATGGTTCAATATGGTTCTTAATAAATAATTGATACTCCACCTCGCTAGCTTTTCCGTTTATGATATTGTCATTTATACCAAAATAGTTATACACAATGTTTACAACAAAATTCGCTAAATCTCGGTTAACATCTGCTTCGTTCCAATTTATAGGAGTAACATCCCATTGATTTCCAAAATACACAATCCCATTTACATTGTTAGCAAAATTCGCACTTACTTCCTGCATCTCGCCTTTTTTGTCTTTCTCTTTTATGTTAGAAGTTTGCCCAATTTTACCTTGCATTATCGCCCTCGGCTTTTTCGGATTGGCAACTTCAATGGCTTGTTGCATTAATGCTTGAATTACAGTTTCATATAATCCTAAATCATTTTTTTGCCCACCACTCAACGCACTAAATCGGTTAAGATAAATCAAGTTGTTTAATGACTTAATATTTTGTACGCCTGTTATAGCATCATAAAATGTTACCATTGGACTTTCGCTTGTCAAATAATTTATTGTGAAAACTTTGGCTGGTAATGTGTAAACCTTTTTTAATATTCCAGTTTCAGCTTCAAAAATCGGCTCTATAAACACATTGCTTTCTAGCATTAATCTTGTTATTGTTTCTTTCCAAAATTGCGATGCGTTTTGTGCTGGATTTGGTTTTAATGTTAATATTGAATTTATGTTATCTTTTAATACTGTTATATTTCCGTTTTTGTCAACTCGTTTATGATATCTTGGTATCGTGGAGAATATGTCCGCAAAACTTTCGATTGCGGTTCTAACTTCTGGTATGTTATAAATGTTTTGAGCATAGTTGTATGCAAAATAACTGAGGTTATCATTGTAGTATGTTTTTATAACACTTCTTAATTCTTTTTTCTTGAAAACACTTCTAATATTATTTATTATTCCCATACAATTCTCCAATTTATTTCATTATACCACTTTTTTCTATTTTGTCAATAACTAAATAACAAACAATTCACTTAATGCGTTTTTGTAATCTTCCAATTCTTTTGCCCTTTGATATGCAACAAATCCATCGAGTATTCCCATTGCTCCATCTATGTGTCCAGTTGATTTCGCTTTATGTGGCGATAAGTTGTTATTGCTATCTTGTTTTACTTTTAAATTATAAAAGCAATACGGTAATAATTTATTACTCTTATCAAAGTCAAACTTACCACTATCCCACAATTCCTTGGTTATTTTTATCGGTTCACTTAAAGTCCAACCGCCTTGCACTACTTGTGTTAATATTCCGTAATCCCTTTCCGCAGTATGTGTCTCTTTATCGTACTTCGCTATTTCGTGATTAAAATTATGCTCTTGCATATCGGTTAACCATTCTTTACTCAATGCTGGGTCATACCCAATTTTTAAAAAATTAACTTGATATCTTTCTCGCAAATCCACGAACCATTGCGTTGCGTATTCTTTTCGCACATAACTACCTGGTGTTATGATTACTACTCGACTTGTTATCTCATTTTCACCACCCATATTAGTCATCGTTTGATAATCTTGTTTGTCTTTTTTGCTATTCCTTTCTAAACATTCTTCCGCAATAAAGTATGCTTGCAATATAATCATCTTCCCATTTGGTTTTAAAATAATTGCAGTTGTATTACACAAATCCGTTGTTTCGGATAAATCGACACCACCAACCGCATATGTATCTTCGATTTCTTCCGACTTTATAACTCGCATTGAATTCTTTATCGATAGCATATCGTAATAGTTCATACTTGCACCAATTTGTCGGTTCAAATGTTTGCTTATAAATGTGTTCAACAAAACTGGGTCATCTTTCATTGATTGATATTGCTCTCTCAAAAATTTCAAAGTCGGTCGCCCCTCGTACATAGCTGGGTTACCTTTTATCCAACAACTTTCATCTGCGTAATCATCGGTAGCATCAATTCCATACATTAACGCAAATATGTTATCATCTTTCCCCAATCTTCTTTTTTCCAAAAACTTTACATTTCGGTCATACAAAGTCTCGTAAACACTCTCAGGTGTTATACCTGCGGAAGATATTACAATCATCATCGGCTGGCTTCTTGCTCCCATACCACTTTTGATTGCTGTATATTGATTGAATTTGGTTACTTCGTGAACCTCATTCGCAACACCAACACTTGGATTGCTTCCATCTTTGCCCCTTGTTCTACCACTTAAATATTCAATCTTCCCGTTATTGATTTTACACTCAATATATTTGTCCGTTTTCCTTTCGATAAAAACCTTGTCAAGTGGGTATTTGTTTATCTCTGCTTTTATTATATCATATGTCCGCTTCGATTGCGATTCATTTTCGGCAACTATTTGACACCACGCATTTGGCTCTTTATCAAATCCCACAAACCACGCAATAAGGGGAACGATAAAAGTATCCTTTCCCCATTTTCTAGATACAAACAAATCTAACTCTTTGAAATATCTAATATATTTATTATATTCTTTTGACCATACTTTTATTCCTAAAATGCAAGCGACAATATACTTTTGCTCCATATTTAGTTCAATTACCTTGCCTGCCCAAACTCCCTCACGATGCTTGAACATTTTTGCGAACTGCTCAAACGCAACTGGGTCTGAAACTTTATATTCTACATTTGGTCTTGATAACAATTCTTTAATTTGCTTTATGTTGTTTTTTACATTGTTGTTGAAATCTTGTGGTCGCTTCTCGACATATTGTATATAATCCTGTATCCACTTTAACATTTTTCATCACTCCGATTAAGCAAACCTGCGAATATGTCTTCTTCCCTTTTCGCATTAGCTCCCTTAACTCCTGCTCTTGCTCTTGCCAATGGTGTCAACCCTAATTGGTCAAAAAACCGTAAACAAAGCAACGCATTATCTTTCCGCTTTTTAATATTCGGATTTTCTTTAAGAGTGTATTTTTCTTTTCCGTTAAAATCAAAGTTCCCATTCGGTACTCGGATATATGCTCGTGTTTCGTTCTTCATCGCTGCATCAGCTTCATCGGTTGCTACTTTTGCTCTACAATACAATTCCATTAAATGCACATCACAATCGGTAACAGCACAGTTTATAGTTTCTCTAAATATCTTTACCAACCAATTCCAAACCTCTAACTCTTTTTCGTTCAAACTTGGCGGCGGTATAAAGTTTTGCGATTGATAAATCGGTGTCGAATTCTCCCTATTCTCTTTTTGTGCTTTAGTTGGTCTATAAATATCATCATCAATTATTACCTTTGGTCTTCTTCCTGTCATCTTCTGCCTCCTATAATTTATCCCAAAATTTATTAAATTGTTGTAATGGACTAACTCGGTCGTGCATTTCTCGGTGACATTCAGCACACAACAAAATTAAGTTGTCTTTATCATATCGCCTATTCCAATCTTTCGAAATCGGTATGATATGGTGTACTTCTTTTCCGATAGTTGTCTTTCCTAGCTTCTTGCAATTCTCGCAAAGCCCATTCGCCTCAGCAAACTTCAAAGCTCTTAAATTCTTCCATTCCTTTGTTTGATAAAATTTCTTGTATTTATCGTGATAGTTCATTTAATCACCTTATTAACTGTAAAGGTCTAGCACTTTACACCGTTTACTTAGTTTGTCTGTAAAGGTCAAACACTTTACACCACTCTTTTTGTTTTTCGATAATGTTTTAAAAAGTGTTCCATAATACGGTTTTATTATCGCACTACACGCACGACGATGTATGGGGGGCTATGTTTATACTTTACTTGGTATAATATACTACTTGTTGTGTTTCGTTCGTTACAAGCTAAAATTTTAGCTCTATTTATCTCTCGCTTTAATGTTTGAACAAGCTTTACAGTTATCATCTATAATTTTTAGTTCTGCTCTTTCTTGTTGATAATTTTCAAGTGCTTCGTTAATCAAACCTTTAAGTTTTGCATCTAAATAATTATAATCTTCAAAAGTTAC